ACAGTCATAGTGACTTGCTGACGAAATCGCCGCTCATGGTGTAGCTCACGTTTACCCGCATGACTTCACCCACAACACAAGACAACTCAGCACCGGTCAACACCGCATCAAACTCAAAAAATTTAGTGTCGAACTTTAACTTCAGCCGTGCCGTAGCTGTGATCGCAGCATCTGCATCTGTGTCCTGGTTGACCTGATTCAATAAGTTTACGGGCGCGTCGTCGTAATACAGAACAGTTAGCGACCCAGAGGCAGTGCGAAGACCAGCCGTGAAAGCCCTTACGTCTTCACTCAACGTTGTCACCTCTAGTGCATCGGTGTTGGCAGCCAGCGACCATTGCACAACCTTGGCTACTGCGTTGCCCCCAAGCTCGACACTGCCGTCTTGACCCGCGTAATACCTAGCCATGGTCAGACACCCTCAAGCTCGCCAATGAACTCACAAGTCACTGTACTCAATCCTGGCTTAACGCTTGCGACTGATGGCGGTGATGCGTACTTCCATTTCAGCAGGCTATTCGTTTCTCTAATCCACGGGACAAGTTCAGTGGACGCACCACCAGCAACATTGCTTGCGCTGAACTCTGCGTAGTTGTCATCGTCCATCACGTCCACAAAATTCTGCAAAATCAAAGCAGCGTTTGCATCAGTGATGTTTGCGAACGTCAGAGACAAGCTGCTGCTGTATCGCTGGTTGCCGTAGCGGACCCGAATGACCGCACCGTTCTGGGACTGGAACTGCTGCTCAGGGAATATCCCTGGCGCGTAAGAGCGGCTGCTGGGAACCAATGCCGGGAAACTTACTGCAGCCATTAGTCCGTAACGTCGAACAGCGCGTTTTCAGGATTCAGAATAGCCAACCTGCCGGCCTGGTCTACTTTCTGAAAACTGCCGCCAATCTCCACAAAGCCTTCGTCGTCAATAGTCAGGCTTGTCACTCGGTAGATGCGTTTTTGCTGGTTTTGCATCTTAATCGTAAAAATTGATCCGAAGAAGGTTTGGTCGCCTGTCTTGCCGTCTGCAATTTGCAGTTGACCTTCAACGACCTGCGTTTGGCCTGGCCGCCAAAAGAAAACCGTGTACGTGCCATCAGCAAGTGTTGTTGTTGAAGTGACACCACCAAACTGGTCAACACTGCCGTTATTAAAACGGCTCGTGTGTGACGAGTTTGAGATTACTTTGATGTAATCACCAACACTTAAGCCAAGAGCAGAACTAGGTGTCGTTTTGAATTGAATGTCGTGCTCACTGTGCTTACGCAACAACAGCTTATGTTCAGCAAGTCGCTTGGCGTGTTTGACGCTAGTGCAAAAGCTTGTGAGATCCATAAACTCCTCAGGATCTGCATCAGAACCGCCGTCAATATCTTTAAAACGTATCTGAGTCATCCGCTGCGACGAAAACCCGTTTTCCTCTTCTCGCCTGTAAGTAACTGTCGCTTTAAATAACTGGCGTTCTTGCGTCGGCAGAAAACTTACCTGCATATCTTTCATGTTCCCGTCAGTAAACAGAGCCTTAACATTTTTGGTAATGTCTTGCGCTGGCTCAATCACAAATGTTGCGGGGTTGTATGGGACAGAAGGCGTCAAAGAAAACTTGCCGCCAACAATAGTGAAATCAAGCAAATTAAATGCTGCGTTGGTTTGAATAAACGTCCGCAAGCCAACACGGTCGCCAACAACACCATCAAACCGAAAACCGTTTGCGCGGCAGAATTTGGCTGCAATCACCATTGCATCCCGATCAATTGTGTCCCTAGGGATGCGCTTGCCTGCACCTAAACGATCACTGACCAAAAGGTTAAAGGCGATTTCGGCAAAGTTATTGGTTGCGGCTCGGCTTGCAGTAAGAGAAGCTGTAGTGCCGTCGTCATTGATCAACCGCTCCACCGCTAAACCTTCTTTGATGTAGGCACTAAATTGACCCATAGAAGTCCAATCCTTGCCCGCCAGCACCCGCAGGCCAAGCAATGACAGATCATTGTACTGAGCAGCAATGACATTTTTATTTTCGTCAACGCTACGCACAAGCTCATTGCAAAAAACTACTTCATGCTCTGGGCCGTCTTGGTGGCTAGTTCTTTCAAGATCAAATTTAGGGTAATCAGCAATCGCGTCTTTAGGATTGAGATGAAGACGCTTTACGCCTTCCACAACTGCAGAGTCAATTTCTGATACCTGTACCTCAACCTCAGTGTTATCGGCAAATTGAAAACGCAGAACATCGCCTATGGCATAACCAGAGCCGGGGTTTGCAATAACCCACTGCCACTGGCCAAGCGCAAGGCTTGACGCATTGAGCTTGAAGCCAGAGCCGTTGCCAGAATAGCTTTGATGACTGTATTCAGCCGGGCTGCCCCCAGGAACAAAATCTTGGTTAAATTCGTATTTGCCCAGTTTGTATAAATTTAAAGCTGTCCTAGTAGTTACATAACTGCCTTTTTCGATCGAATAAAATTTGTTGCCTGATGAGGGCGGCGTTACATTGACGCGGGTAATTCCTCTAACTTTTGTTGTGCCGATAGTCTGTCGCAAAGTGGCGTACCCGTCGCCGTAGATGTATTGGATGCCTGCGATATTTAGGTCTGGCGCAGCCCTGCCTGTAACCAACTCTCCGTTCCAAAAAGCATTAACGCCTGTGACTGTAATCCATGCGCCAAAATATGCAGGCCGCTGGTTAACAGTATCAAACACGCTGTCTTGAAAAACGTCTACCTCAATCGAGGTCGCAACCCCAGGAGCGGCTACGACATCGAGCGCAAAGTTGTCTGGAATCCTGTAAAGAGCATTATGGTTAATTTGAGTGTTAGGAAATTCAACAAGGTTAGTTACGTCTGCTCCGTTATAAAACGCATTAACAAAATTATCGGCAGAATCGAACTGAATATAATAATCATTAGTGCCGCTTGTCCGAACAAGTTGGCCTGGTTCGCTTGTTTCCCATTTTTTGACAGCTGGGACAGTCTTCACAAAATCGCTTAATTCATATTGATACACAGACCCAGTTTCGTCAGTTACGTTTACTCCCTCCCACATAGCGAACACAGCCCCTGGCGCTGTGGGGTTGTCGACGTTGACATATACACCCGTCGTTAACTCTGCAGTGACCGCATTTTGATTAACAAAAGGCCCTTCAATCAAATCCCAGTTAGCGCCTGCAGGCATCTCGCCAACATCGTAAAAATTCAAGCTTTTGACTTTGCCATCAACAGACGTTCCAGCTTCTACACGTTTGAATAGAAACTCATCATTGGATGCTTTCGAGTCTGTTATCTTTGTTTGCACTCCTGTGTAGCTGACATAAGTATTGCCTCCTGCAAAAATTACGCTATTGCCTGAACCTGACAAAAGTTGCACATAGTTTGATTGGATATCATTGTCAACGTAAAGCCCGTCAGCCGTACTTCCAGTTACAGGTACGATCCTAAATTCATATTGGCCAGGGTCGTGGTTAATGCGTATTGTGTTGTATTGAGGTTGAGAGTTGCTGCCGCGTACTGCAAAAATTTGCCCCGCTGAAATATCTGTAAAGACCGTGTTATTGCTAACGCCAACCTCTCTAAATTCTATTTTAAAAAAGCTGTACCTTGTTTGGAAAGTTGAGACCCTGCCAAGCGCAAAACTTTGTTTGTCCCTCTCATACCGCTGCAGAGTTTCAGCAGGTGGCTCTGAGTTTACGTTTGCAAAATTATCAAGACGTTTAAACACAACGCTTTTAATGCCAATTTCTGTTTGATTGCAGACGCGGTTATTAGTGACAGTTGCTATGTCTATGCGCTGTAAGTGCTGCCCGAATGGCGAGTTGGCCGTAGTTAACGCGTCCGCATCAGCACTTTGAAAATAACCAAAACCTTGCTCTACGCAAATGAATTCAAACTGTCTATCTTCAACCTGGGGGCTTTCAAACGGAACGTCTGGGCGCTTTGTGCATTGAATTATCGAACTGCCGAACGCGAATAGATCTCCAACATTGATCAATGTATCCGTACTAGACATTCTGCTGTCAATAGCAGTGTTGACATCGTCGAGGCCATGAGGGGGAAATGCCTCAGGGTCTTCACGTTGTGCAGAACTTCTAAAAATCAAAGTATCGTTAACATTGATCTGATTAGTTCCAGTGACAACAACATTATTCAAACGCTCCATCGCTTGGCGACCCACGTAAGGTCTCACGTTCAACCCCAAGAACAGTCCATTTATTTTGTCCCTTTTAGCTTTGAGAGTTTCGTCACCATCAAAAATTTGAACGATGTCATAAGGGAAAAAGTATGGCGATCCGTTAGAGATTGGGGAATGACAGCCAAATGCACGTTGTGAACTTGGCGTTCTAGTGCCACTTAACAGAGGCTCAAAATTATTGTTTAGCTGATCAAACGCAAGAAAAACATCACTGTTATTTTCAGCAGGCAGCTCTCCCGCCATCGTGTTGATGTTATTTACCCGCCCCCCGCCAGAAGCGTTGTTAAGGAAAAATGCTCTATACCGTGCCTCTTGATAGTTGCGCAAAAGCTGATCGCCGATAGCCAGTCCCTGCGGGTCAGGAATAGCAGCAAGCTCTGACAAACCTAAAGTGGTCAGCATCTTTAACTCTTGATGAGAGCCAAGGCTTAGTAATTGCGACCAAAGCAGCAAGCCTTTAACGCGGATGCCGCCAACGACTTCACTGCTATTAGGTAGTTTTTCACGCCTAGCAAAAACCAACGGAATGATGCTGCCAAGCGTTGCTAAATCCTGCAGGCTTTCAAAGCTATACAGCTCCGCGAACCTAGTCTGACCACGACTATCTGCTGTCCTAATAGGAGCAAGCTGACTCGGATCTTCGCCCTGAATTGAAGAAGGTGGCTCTGGGCGAAGCAGCATCGAAGCCGCTGTTAAGGCTAAACCAACAGCAAGGTTGATTAAAACTGATGTAGAGACTGGCTCGCACCTTACATCAGGTATTAGGTCATATTCATGACCGCGCTGTTTAGCACTGCAATCCGCTAGACGGCAAAATTCCCAATACTCCTCAAGTGTCAACCCTAAGGAGTCAATAATCTGCTGCTCTATGGGCAGTAAAGAGCGGCGGGAATAAGATTGCTGCAGGGGATCCATGTCACCCGATGGTCTCTGAATTGCAGCCATCCGCCTTCATAAAAAGAAACCAAGCCATAACTGCCATCAGCACCATGGATCAGTCCGACTGTGCCTACTTTAACGCTATCTGTCATGATCCCCCATAGCTCAAGTTGCTCTTGGAAAATCGAATAATCTTTTTGCCGCAACCGCCGATACCAAGTCCTTGCCGGCACTGGGGAACTAATCCCGTACCAATGCAGCACCGCACGCGCCAAACTCAAGCAATCCGCAGCGCCATGCTTTTCAGGCACTGCTCCAAGCCTGTAAGGCATCCCAATGAGCTGGTACGGCTCGATCAAGCGTTGCTAATTCGTGAGGCGACAGGCAATGCGCCAACATCCTTAGACCGCAGAACCTTGTTTGGAATGGAAGAGGTAACAGCGTCAATCGCAGTGCTTAGAGTCAACTGCACACCGTCAACGCTGTAGCTGATGCTGTTAGGTATCCAGTATTCTGTGGAGAGTGTGCGGTCAGGCTGGAACGTTGAAGGGTTCATCAACACCGTATCTACTCGTACAGACCAAAAATTTTCAATCGCCTCATACGCTTTGGAAAGGCTGAGTTGGTTATTGGCAAAAGTCAAAAGGCTCTCGATGTTGTCGCCGCTCAAGCTTTTGGTTGCACCGTTGTAAATGAACGGCAAAAACGCATAAGGGCTTGAATCAAAAACAATCGTGCTGGCAGTATTACTGTTCTGATACCTGCCCTCGTCTTTTCCGTTTTCCCCTTCAAACAAAATAAACGTAGTGATGGCCTCGATTGTCATATGCCAACCCTGCTGCGGATACTGCGCTTATTAACAAGGTCACTGTAGACACCACGTTTGCCCATTTCAGCGCCACGCTTGGCAGCTTGTGTCATGCCGCGCTCAAACTCAGCAGCGGTAACGTAATTAACGTTGTTTATGCGTTCTACGCTGTAGCGAACATCAATTGGTGCGCTGCCGGCAGCTTCATCAGCAGCAAGGTCATCAGCCATTCCACCTTGACCAGCTCCGTTACTAAGTCCTGCGGAGCGTTGATAACGGACCATGGCTGCACGCATGTTGTTATTGCTGACCACTTGACCTGATTGCCCAGGCACAAACAGCTCAGGGCCACGCTCACCAACAATGTAGGGACTGCCTTGATCTACCGGACCGCCATCTGCCTTGAAAAGCCTGCCAAGCAAGCCACCAAGGCCGCCAGTGCCTCCACCGCCAAGGCTGTTGAAAAAAGTGTTCAAACCAAATTTAATTAACTGTTGACCTATATCTTTTAGAACGTTAGAGGCAATGTCTTTGAGTGCTTCGTCTAATTTTTTGGTGCCGTTGAGGAAACTTTCTACGCCTGCGGTCAACACGCCCACGATTCCGGTTTCAATTGTGTCGCCAATACCTTGATACAAATTTTTAATTTTTTCCGCTTGTTTTTTCTCTTCTTCAGCCGCCTTCTTCGCAGCCTCTGCACGCTGCTTATTTGCGTCTTTTATTTTTTGCGTTGCGTCTTGTTGTTTAAACAATTCATGAGTTAGATTTAACTCTACTTGAAGTTGCTCATCAGAAAGCCCTTTTTTGTTTCTCAAAATTTCCTGAATCTGAGCTACACGCTCAAATCGTTTTTTCTCTTCTTCAGTAACGGCAGATGCAAGCGTTATTTGATCTTGTAGTTTAATTTTTGTGGCTTCGTGTTGTTCCGCAATTTTTTGTAGGCGTTGCGCTTCCTTATCCTGCGCCGCCTTTTTAGCTTTGTCGGCTTTTGAAAGTTTGCCGCCTGTAGGTGAAATTGCGTTTGCTGCAGCGGCATCTTCTAAACCTGCAGGGCCGAGGCCCGGTATGCTTAGGCCTGCAGTAAAACCTTGGCCAAGGTTCATAGTGCCTTGTGCAAAACTTTGAATTCTGCTGACAGCCCCTTGAATCTTGCCCTCAATAAAGTTTCTAATTGGCCCTGGGAGCAAGTTGTATGCCCCTTGAATGATTTGAGTTATTTTGCTGAATAAGCCGGCAAACACTCCTACTAAGCCCTGCGCAACTGACTTGCCAGCGTTAGCGATGAATGCAAATACTTTCCCTAAAACTTGCCCAATCCGTGCGCCAAGTCCAATCACAAAGGTTTGAACTGTTCGCATTATCTTCAACACGTTTTGAAAACCTTGCTCTAAATTGAACGCCGCATCTGTGGCATCAACACCAATCGCCTCGCCTATTGCAATCCCTATTTGATTTACAGCGGCAAACAGTGCTCTTACAGGCGACAGAACACCGTTGATTGCAACAGCTAAAACTTCAACAGTGACCGCCGCTACCTTGAAAGTTTCTTTGATGATTACACCTAACTCTGACTGGTCAGAGAACAAATTTTGGAAGGCAGTGGTAAGACGCTTTAACTGCCCATCAATAGTGTCTGACGCTTGAAAAGCTGCTTTCGCTGCAGCGCCTTGCGACTCCTTTTGATTCTCTAAAAGCTTGTTGTATTTTTCAGTGTCATTTAGCAGCGCCAGAATTGATGGACCGGCTTCCGTGCCGAACGCTTTGATAACAGTTCCAGCATCTGCCCCTGACTTTTTGATCTTTTCAAGCGTGCCAGCCAAGCCGTCAGACTTAAGAGTTGACGCATTAATTTCAACCCCGAGCGCCTCAAACTCTTTACCAACCTTGCCCGCCGCAACCTGAGCGAAAGCAGTCTTAAGAGCTGTGAATGTAACCTCAGCGCCTTGGCCGCCCGCAGTGATCTGCGCGACAGCGGCATTAACCTCTTCAAGCGGCACACCTAGCGCAGCAGCAACAGGGGCAACTTTTGCGATGTTGGCGGCATATTCTCCGATCACAATCTTGCCGTCGTTTTGAGTTTGAATGAACCCATCAACCAATCTGCCCGCCTTGTCTGCTTCTAGTCCGTAAGCGTTCAAGACAGACGTTGTTGCATCAGCAACGGTGTTGATGTCTGAGAAGCCGCCAGTGGCACCTTGGCTAGCCGCTTTCAAAATATTCGATGCGTCCGCTGCATTCGTGAAACCTGAGGAAGCCACGTCATAAGCAGCAGCCGTCAGATCTAAAACACTCGCCTGTCCAGACAGCTCACCGCTCACATCCCTAAGTCGGGCTGTCAACTCTTTGCTGTTGACGCCTAAAGAACGCACCTTGGCTTCAGAAAAATCCTGCTGACGCAAAACACCAAATACCTGCCCCAAACTGGCAGCACCTGCCACCACAGCAGTCAGGGGTCCTAGCGCCGTGCTTAGTGCAGCACCTAAACCACGCGCACCAACAGCAGCCGCCTGCGCACCACTGCCAAAAGCTTTGAATCCAGCCCCTGCGACTTTAGTAGAACCACCTGCACCCTTTACCGCCACCTCAAGCTTTTGCACCTGCTGCTTCAGGCGATTTATCTTGGCGTTCGCGTCTTTGGTTTCAACCCTAAATCTGAGGACGGATTCAGCCACAAGCCACTCAGCAGTGACTCAATGCTACCTCCGTCTCTGCTTTGCGCGATCCATTTCTTTTTCTTCTCGTTCAGCCTTCAGCTCAAAGTAAGCAGCAAAATGAACCAGCTCCGCATCGGTTAATTCGTTGCGAAGCCGGCTGACTGTCATGCCAAGTTCGCAGGCCAAGAAGAACTCAAAGTAAGCCCACTTGTCCTGCTTCAGTCGTTTTTTACGTCGTCAAGCGCAGCCTCATCGCCAAGGCCAAACAAGAACAGCTCAACATCGTTCAGCACAGACTCAGGCAACTTGCGCTGTAGCTTTTCAGCATCAGCAGCAGCGAAAGCCTTTGAGCCATCCTCAAGCTCCGCCATCTGGCAAAGCATCTGCGTGCTAATCACCAAAGCCTCTTCAGTGCCAGCAAGGCTTTGAGCTTTCTTGCGGTCAGCGCGTGTGATTGGTTTGAAGTACAGGTCAACGATCTTGTCGCCTGCTTCATTCTTTAGTTCGTACTTGCGGCGCTGGTTGAGATCAAACGCCCCAACCAGCAAATCAACCGTCCGTTCAGTAGCAGGCATTTAAGCAACACATTTGCCGCTTAAATATAGCCTCCTTACTCCAGGTTGGAAGTGATAGTGCCGCTGGTAATGAAGCTGCAGCTAACGGTCACAAGCTCGCCAACAGTGGAGCTAATCTCCATGTCAGTAATAATTCCGCCGAAAGCAACAGAATCAGTGCCGTTTGTGTTGCCAGTTGTAAACAGCTCAAAGGACGCATCAGCCTGATCGCCTGTTTTCATCACATCTTCAATGAAAGCGGCTTGCCCTGTTGCGTCTGGGTCATAGACCAGCTCAACAGTCCCGGAGCCACTAATCATGCTGCCCACAAACTGGCGAAAATTGTTGCCGTGGACACTGGTGTCTAATGTCTCTTTTGTCGTTGTCAGGCTCCAACTGCGGGTCCCTACAACGGTCGCAAGAGTGCCTGAACCAGTTTCAAATTCAACTGATCCTGATTCACCTCGGATGGTTGCCATGGTCAGAGTTCCTCGATGGATTCAAAGGTCACACGGACCTGTGTTTGAAAATAGCCCTCGGGTGCTGGTGAAGCCAGTGCCTCTGGACCAATTGGAGCGTCGAAGAAAACCCCCGACACGATCACCCTATTGTAAAGGTCTCGGATTCGTTTTCCAATAACGTAATTAACGCCAGGGCCTACGCCTTTGCTTGAGAATATGTTCAGAACAACCAAGCCGACAATCCGGTTGTAGGAGTTTGAGGTTGATCCTTGGCCGAGGTATTCATTTGAACCAAAGCTCGTTAGGCATTGAACCCACGAACTGTTAGGCGTTGGCTCATAGGGCATATTGTGGAATACAACAGGGATGGTCGGGCTGCTTGCAAGCTCTGTGGCTAGCCTTGCCTCGATTGTTGCTCTGATGCTGTTTAAATCTGCCGCTGCCATCGCTTACCTCTTCAGGATGTCTTGAAATCTATCCTTAGCCCAAGATTCCAGCTCCTTTGCAATTAAGTCCGGGTATCCAGGGACTGTGTTTTGCTGTGTCCGGTATTCGCCTCCCCAAGACGGGGGAAGGTTGGTGCCGTAAACGACTGGCTCTGCGTAAACAACATTGTTAGTGACTGCGCCGTCAAGACCCTTCAAGCCGCCAGAAAGACCACGTTTAGGCACTTCGCTTACCCAAGCATTGCGCAGCCTGCCAGTCTTTACAGGCGTTTTGCTTTTGATTCTGCCCTCAGCTTCTAAAACTGTGGCCACAACCGTTAGCCGGATGCTTTCTTGCAGATAGTCAGCAATGCCTTCAAGCGGGATTTCTCGTGCCATCGCTATGCCCTCAGAATCAACTCATAAGTGATAGCAGTGTTGTCCTGCTCTGTTGTCTCAACATTGATGATCTGATGAACGACAGAGCTGATAAGCACCTTGTCTTTTGTCCCAGGGGCTGAAGTCAGATCTTTGGCGGCAACCGTCAGACGCTTATCCCCGGCTTGAACCAGTTCGTTGGCTTCCTTGTTCACCACATCTTCAAGAATGCCTTTCACCTCGCTGTCGGTATTTGTCTCAGCGATTGTTCCGGCTGATGTGTCATAAGCACCCGCAGCAACAAAGCGGATTGTCACATCACCGCCAAACTTGCTGATGACCTTGTCAGCGACATTGACCAGTGAAGTGGCAATGCCCATCAGAGGTTATAGGCGAGACAGGCACCGCTGGTCAGCGTGATGCTCGTGATGATTCCACAGATTTCAGTGTCGGCAACGAATGTTTCGCTGGCCAAACTGTTGCCGGTCGCGTTCTTAACAGTGATTGCATTAATCACAGTGTCTTCTTTGAAGTAGATCTTGCTAAACCTGCCGGTGTGCGCAGCAGTGTCAGAGATGAACTCGAAGCCGCCTGATAGATCCTCGTACATGGTCAGCTCCGTTTGATTGCGATGTTGCCTGGTCCGCTAATTCTAAGGCCCGTCAAGTACCTTTCAAACATTGGCGGCACACGATCAGC